ACTCCATACCAGCACGAGCCCCGGCCAACGCATATTCACCAAACGTTCTATCTTTCCCAACAGTAGTCCAAACTTTGAGTCTTTCATCTGTTTCCTCCGACTTTTGTCTATCAATAACCTTTGCACTCAGTTTTGCACACTCACGGAATGCACTTTTCCATGTTTCAAATGGCCCTGTGTTAAACTTAGTTACGCAACTCATTTGATCCATCTTTTTAAATCTATCACTAATACTTGTAGTCATATCAGTTTTAGATGTATCCATATCTCGTGTCATCTGTGTTGGAAACAACTTAATGCCTCCATAGCCGTACACAAGGTCATTGATAGGATTCATACTACGCCATACATGCACTGCACGAGTGTCTTCTGCTACATAATCAAAATTAAAGTTTTCATCTACTTGAGCGTCACCATCTACGATCCAAAACATTTCTGTTTCGCAAATGTTAGCCGCGGCAATGTGTGCTTGATGAATACCTTTTACACCGTGTATACGTTTTGCACGAGGAAAACGTTTTACTAGATTGTCGTAGTTTTCATCTGCGTTTGGTTCATTGTAACTGATCATTACAATGTCATATTCGTCATTTTGTACTACAGGTTCTGGAATGTATTCTGTAGTGATATATTGGTGTTCAGGACGTGGAGGATTTTTGTATGTAAGTTTGTAAAATTCACTTTGTTGCTTATCAAATGGATCAACAGGAATAGGCACATTTAGTTCAAAACGTAGTGTTTCTCCTAAGCCTTCGATCTCATACGGCAACATATCTTCTGCAATTTGACTATACTCGTCACGCCAAATTTTATTAAGATATTCAAAGTCACGAACATTTACATAGTTCCAATCTGTACACATTGTTTTGTACAGACCTTCTCTTGCACCATAGATTGCCCACAATCCATTTTCTACATCAGCGCCAACTGTGCTCCAAACATACAAACGTTCTAAATTCTTCCAATGAGATCCGATGAGTTCTTTTGCGGTAGGTTTGACTCCTTCAATAAGTGACATTTTAACACCTTCACGAAAACCTGCTCGCCAAGCCTGTTGCGGTGTTGAATTATTGTAAACTGTACTCATACAATCATTAATTTGAATGTATTCTAAGTCCCAACAAAAGTCTACTTGTGCTCGTGCATTGTTTGGATCAGCATTTTCGTGTGTGCGCATACGCAACACGGTGTTTTTATCCCAGCATTTAATGCCGCCATTTCCATAACGCAGTCCATTAATAATGTTATCACCTGTCCAACTGATAACATGCCTGCTTAGATCCACACCTGGCTTAAAATTAATTACTTGATTTAAGAATCTTTCGTCGATTCTATTGTCACCGTCAATAGTAATAAATCTATCTGTACTGCTAAGTTCTGCACACGCCTTGTGTGCGGCGTCACTGCCTTCTACACCATGGACACGTTTTGCCCAAGGCACTTTAGTAAGCAAATCTGCATAATTTTCCTCTGCATTTGGCTCATCATAACTAAGATAGATAATGTCGTAGTCTATAACTTTAAATTGTGGCATCGATTATTCCATAGGATTTGAACACCATCGGTGTGTATATACTTACATCCTCTTTTTCTTCTACACTCGAGAATGTGACTTCAAAATTGTTAGTTAATTGTTCAATAGTAGCATCAAAAGTTCTTATTAGCATGTGTATATCACGTCTGCGGGTAACGCTAAACTTACATATTTGATTTGGCGCCAGCAATACATTGCTGTTTGCTACTTGTACAGTCCATTTGTCGTTATGCTTTGTAATTATACATTCAGCATCTTGTGTGTAAGGCACATGATGGATAATATCCTTGATATCATAATTTACTTTAGGCTTTTCATAAGGCAAAAGAACATAGGACTTTGTGCTTACATTATATTTTACAATGTAATTGTTGCGCTCTGTGCTATTTTCTACAAATCTTATGTATGCTTCTTCGCTTACTTCAATGTAGTTATCATCTTCTGGTGTAACATTAGTAAAGCCTGTGATTTTACCAGTATCTTTATCGAATATTACATAATACATTCTTGATACCTTTCAAGGATAGTATCACAGAAGTCTTTTTCTGTGTAATGGAAAATACCTTGTTGTTTGTAATTACCAATTTTTAAATCGTTGTTCATATACCAGTCAACTTTTTGCTGCCATTTCTCGTTAGTATGTTCCCAACCTTGTAGATGATTCTTCATATGTACAAAATTAACCAAATCGTAGTCACGTTCTTCGTACATCCCTAACATATCACATGCTATAGCCGCACATACATCGATACTTACATGCTGAGGCTTGTAATCGTTACAGTAGATATCATAAAAATCTTTCCATTCACTAATAACAACTTCAAGTATTGCAAAAAACTTGTGTGCAGGTTTAACCTTACGGAAGTAATACATACCTGTGTAGATGTTTGGCAACATATTTGCTTCAAATGTTTTACGATAGTAATTGCCTTTGACAGGTTCACCTCTATAAGTTACAGGATTCTGTGTAAAATATAAATTTAAGCCTTCGAATAAGTCCCAATCAATTTTATCAAGTATAAGAACGTCACTATCTAACACAATAGTTTCATCGTACGGAGAAAGTTCAAAGGCTTTGTACCTATTTTCTACTTTCCATTCGCTGTTTTGTGCATCATCTGCATCTATAACAATAACCTGATCGAACACAAGTTTGTATTCAACAGGTACTTCTTTGTCTGTAACAAGTGTAAATGACTTATTGCCACTGTATGTGCCACTGAGCGCACACAAATATGCTTGTTTTACATAATCGTCTGTGCTGTTGTTTTGTGCAAAAATTAAAAATCCTTGGCTCATAGCAGTTCCTCTAGGCTAAATTTGTTCATTGCATGTATTGTCATGCCTTGGGTTTTGTAGGGTGCGCCATCCTCGCATACAAATTCTAATGTGTCGTCTTTTATACCACACACAATGTCTCTATCTGATGTGTAAAACAATGTTCCAGGCATAGGTGCTACAAAATCTGCACGACTATGATCATTCATAATGTGTGCGGCAATGCTAAATGCAAAATCATTTCTAAAAGTTTGGCTTAGTATTTGATAAGACATTCTGTAGTGCGGATAATTATCTTTTACATGTTCTACGAGATCAAAAAATGTTTTGTTAGGTTTTGTTTTTCTAAAAAATACACAAGTTGCCCAATAAAAATCTATGCTTGTGTCACTAATTTTATCAAACTCTCTATAGTCTCTATTCTGTGCAATATGATATGCATCTCTATACATCAGTAAATCTTCAGATTGATCAAAGCAGTGCCTAAAAGTATCATCACATATGATTACATCGCTGTCGAGAATTAGTGTTTCGTCATACGGACTAAGTTCAAAACTACTTGAACGTTTTGTGTTTTTAAAACTAAGCATACTGTTATTAGTAGTGCCGTTATTATACTGCTTTGCAGTGTATGCATCTAGTGTTTCTACAATAACATTGTCAAATACGTTTTCATTAATTGGTGTATCTGTAATTATTGTAGTAGGAAGTCCAAGATACTTTTCTGCACGTATAGCAAGATCACGTGCTTGCTTTACATAATGAATTGCTTCGTTATTGAATGCGTATACAAGAATACCTTTAGACACCGAATAACCCTTCTACATTCCGCTTGCTTGATAACATTTCGTTGTATGCTTCACCGTATGAAGATGTAGCAGAATTATATTTGTTTTTAAGTTGAGTGTAAAAGTCAAGAACATCGTCGATATACGCTGGCACATTATTAGCATCTTCTAACCAATATGCTTCTCCTTGATTCAATGCAAATGCAAGTAGTTCAACAGAAGAAACAAATGCATGTCCTTTGTAATAAAGTATGCAGTCTTTTTTGTATTTTTGTTGCAGAAGTCTTTTTTGATTATTGAATGTTGTGACATAATCTGCGTGTTCTAGTGCATCTTTTAACCGTTGATCCATACGAATACTCCTATAGTGTAGTTACTATAGCATAAACTACAAAGATTGTCAAGTGTTAAGTGAATACACTGCTTAATGTGTTTGGTTGTGTAGGTTGAGCAACACTAACATATGAGCCTGTTGCTCTCACAGTGTCGATTTCAATTGTAAAAGTACCTTGTACGTATTCGTCAACTGCTCTCCAGCCTTTTGCATTGTTAGGCCCTGACGGTGATGATCCTGAGTCTGAATCGGTCATCCTAACCCGCATTTCTATTTTTGATGTGCTGGCTTCTCTGGCTTGTATTACAAAACTGTTTCCACTATACAATCCACTACCAGTTTTTGTATACACAGTCTGATAACCGCTAGTAAGTTGGAAATTGCCTATGCTTGTTCCTGTGCCGCTATTATCACTAGACGTGCTGTTATAGTTAAGTGATACTGTGCCTGCATTACTAAACATAGTTACCCAGTTATTTGTTTTAGAAACATTACCACCTGTGGCTGTGCTAGTTAAACTAATATTCCATTGTATTTTGCCGCCAGCATTAAAAAAATGCCTTCTTGCATTTGCTGATCCAAATTCAAAACCAACATCGCCAAAACTACCAGTATTTCTCCATGGTGACGGACTTAAATTTGAAGTAACTAAATTAGTAGTTGTACTTTGTGTAGAATGCAATCTAAATCTTGCAGGATCTGCAGAAATAGTTGTGGCAAAATTCTCAAAATCCGCATATCCTTTAAGAACACTGCTAGGTTCACTATTATCATCTGCAATAAGATTGCTTATGCTTATAGTACTAATACTTGCACTGGGAGCAAGGTTAACTTGGTGTCTGTAAATTTTATCAAAATCGTTGTAAAGGTTATTCATGTCACTTGCTGTAACAAGATCATTTACTGCAACCTGATTGCTTGCAGTTGTCATTCCATAGCCTTCAGTGCCAGAACCTACTCCAAGAATATCTTCTACAATAGTTTGAATTGCATTATATCTTGTTGCTGTGATAATATCACCAATTGCCATTTACAACCTCCGTATATTACTTATGCACGTTAAGCAAGAGTGTCTATAATTGCGAAAGACGGTGAATCAACATCAACATAAATTCCGCTTGCACGAACAAATCCTGCTTTTGCTTCGAGCAAACCTTGCACAGGTTCGTCAATCTTGTAACCGCCAGGATTATGATCGAAATATTCTACTTCAATATCAACAATACTGCTTGACGGTGCTTTGGCTCTAATATAGTAATTATTATTACCGTAAATCCCTGTTGCAGATTTTCTAAAAATTTCTTGGTAACTTGTTGTTAAATCATAATTACCAATCGATTGTGTGATACCAGTTCCTGTCGTTGATGTAGTTGTATAATCAATACTAACTGTACCGCTGTTGTTTAAAATACTTTGCCAGTCTTGTGTTTTTGCAAAACTATCACCACTTACCGGAGGATTGCTAATAGAACTAACAATGGTTAATGATCCGCCACTATTAAAAAAGTGTCTGCGATGATCCGCATTTCGGAAAGTCATTCTAAATTGACACTTTATAGGTGCTGTCCATTGATTGCGTCTTTGGTCGACTTTCGCATCAATGTCAACTGTACGCTGTGTACTTGCAAGTAAAAAGCGTTGTCCTGTGCTTTCTACTGTAGTAATTAAAGATTCGTAATCATCAAAACCTTTTGTAATATCACCGTCACTTGCCGCATCGCCAATAGTATCGCCAATTGCAACTTGACTAATACTATTTGGAATGCCTCCAGTTTGATGCACTCTAATTTTTTTAAGATCTTCGTACAAGTTATTAATATGTTGTGCTGTTACACGTAGGTTATTGTTTACAATAGAACTTGTGACAGTTTGTCCGTAGCCTTCGTTTCCACTACCGTTACCTAGCACAGCCGCAACTCTACCTTGTGCGTTATTATACCGCGCCGCGGTGATTAAATCTCCAACTGCCATTTGCCTTCCTCTTCATACTAATTATACTTTAAGTACACACTCGATTAATTTTTCATCTTGCTCGTCGCTTGACTCCAATGCTACACCTACTAGACCATTGCTTGCAATAGTGCTTGCTACACCATCTTGCCATGCATATACTGCCTGGCCTTTTGAAACTGGACCTACAACTCTTACAGGAACACGACCTTTTAGTCCAATAGATTGACCGTCAATACCGTCGTTCATAATATATGCAGGTGCTTCTGAAATCACACCAATTGCAAAGTCACTAGTTCTAGCCGCTCTAGTTTCTGCTTCGCCGCCAACTGCCATAACTGTACCTACAGGATAGTCTTGGTCAGTTGTATACTTTTCTGCTAAGTCAGCATATTCAGCACTTGTAGCAGTTCCTCTAAAGAAGTTTGCAGTAATATCACCACTACCGTCTCTGAGTGCTACTGTGCTTGCTGTTGCACTTGTTTCGCCATTATACAAGTTGCTGTTGAATCTAATTGCTGTTGCACTATCTGCATTACCTCTAAATGCAGTTGCATGTACATTACTCCATTTTAATGTGCTTGTGCCTAATGTATATGTATTTGTTGCACCAGGATTCATACCAGTTGCTAAGAATTGAATACTGTTAGTTTGCACACTATTAGCATTGTTTAACTTTACTTTGATAACGTTGTTTGTACCAACTTCATTTGCAATAACCCCTTGGTTACCATTCTCAATGTAAATGTGCAAATCGTTTGAATCGCCAATTTTGATACCAGCATCATTTTGGAAATTTACAAGTTCGCTGAAGTTTGTTGCCTGGCCTGCGATTGCTCTAACAAAATCTGTTGATTCTAGACCATTTAATTTTAATGAGTTACTTGCTGTACCCCAGAAGTAATGATCCGTGCTAGTTACACCATTTGTGCTTGCAATAGTATTAACAAGTGTTACGCCCTTTTTAACCTCGTCAAATCCTGTAATAACGTTTTGCGGATCTGTATTATCAATTGTAAATGCTGTTGGACTGATTACAAAAATAACTTCATCTTCAATCGTTGCAACAATTACACTATGATTAGTATTAGATGTATCACGAACAGTCTTACTTTGCATTTGTGTTAAACCGCTACCAGTTCCTTGCGGACCAACTAGAATCCAACTTGAACCATCATATGCATACAACTGGTTGTTACCACTATCAAACCAAAAATCACCTGATACAGCCGAAGAAGGTTGGGTTGCTGAAACTTCTGCGCCGCCTGTAGTTTTAAATACTGTGCCATCGTAAAATTTAATTTTACCAGTTGTGCTATCGTGCCAAATTTGACCTGCTACAGGTTTAGGTGGTTGCGAACTACCACTAAAGTTTTCTAACAAAAACAAAAAGTTTTCGTTTTGTATTTCGCCATATCCTGCATAGTTCTTACCAACAAAAGTAAGATCTGTAGTGGTGTCAATTGTACCGTCTTGTACAACAACTAATGTTGCGCCACTATATTTGTTAATTGTGTATGCCATGTTTTTACAACCCTTTATTTACATATTTATCTTATACACTAGATACTAGATCTTGATCAAATGTCCAACTTCCACCACTGGTTACAAATTGTTTTAACGACCGTGTTACTGAGACTGTAACAGTACCTGTGGCACTACCAAAACCTACGTCTTGTAGTACTGATTCGTTTTGAACGCCAGCCGCATCAACTGCAATAAATGACTTTGTTGTAACTGCTGTAATATCAATACCAGTAACACTTGCACCTCCTAAAGTTGTGCAGTGTACACGAGCATATGTTCCGTCTGCAACGTCGGCTGCCGAAACAAGATCTTCAATAACAAGTCCAATTTGTGTATCGTTAAGTCCAGTGACATCCATACTGAAAGAAATAGCAGTAGCACTAACTGCTTCATCAACGTAAATTTTTGTTGCCGCATCGGTGTCTGCTACAGGTGTCCCTAGTCCTGTAATCCTGTTGGTGTTTGCAAATGTTACATCCCCTGCTAGTGAAAGTGTTAATCCGCCGCCTGTTGTTGTAATTGTGTTGCCATTTAAGTTAATATTGTCAACGTCTAGTTCTGTAAGTGTTCCTACATTTGTTAGACTTGAATTTACAACACCGTTACCTAGTGTTGTTGCGTCAAGTACATCAGTACCTGCAATTTTGTAACTGTTGCCACTAGTAACGTTAAAGTTTTCTGTTGCTGTCCAGGCATTTGGTGTCTGACGCCAAGTAAGTTTTTTATCTGTGCCTGTAACCCTAACAATCATACCAGCATCGTCTGCTTGTGTTTCTGTAACTAGTGTGCTATCGTCAGTAATTGCAAGTTCAATGTTTTTATCTTCAATACGCAATCTGCTTACATCAAGACTTGCATTTGTTCCTTCAACAATTAGATTTCCTGTGATACGCATAGTCCCATCTAAATCTAATGTATACTGCGGATCATTCTCAAATATACCAACACGTTGGTTTGTCGCATCAATAAAGATTGCATCAACTGTTTGTGATCCTGCCGCAGTTGATGTAACACGTAATGATAAATCTTCATCTAACTGTGTGTTCGTAATATGGAAAGCATCGCCAACTACTGCTTGTGTAAGATTGTTGTTTGGGCCAATGGTCACACCTGCGGCATTGTTTACAGTAATTGTGCCGTCTACTGTTTGATCGCCTGTAGCACTAATAAAACTATCCGCTGTAACTGTTGTTCCGTCTGATTTAACAAGTTTCTTAGCGGCATCAGCAGTACCTTCATAGATAAAGTTTTCTTTATCAATAATATTGATACCTTTTTTCACATCGCCTGTGATTCCTGTAATAGTGTATCCTACTGCTGGAGTAAATTGCACATTACTTGCTACTGCAACTCTTGTAGTGCCACCGGTGCCGTTACCAATATAAAGACTTGCTATAGTTCTTGATCTATCTGTTTCATCCTGGACAGTTTCAATCTTCCAACCTGTTTCGCCTTGTTCACTAGTGTACAAAGGACCAATAAGTTGAGGACTGCCTGCACCGTCATAAAAATAAATTTGATCGTCAACATTGTCAATCCACAGATCTCCAGCAACCATTGTAGGTTGATCCTTTTGTACGAAAGGTCCACCAATTGCTTTGAATACACTTCCTGTGTATACTTTTAAGCGTCCATCACCTTTATCCCACCAAACTTGTCCTTCAATAGGGTTGCTAGGTGCAGTTGTATTAGCAAAACTTTCAAGCATCTTTACAAAGTTTTCGTTAAGTGCTTCTCCAAATCCTGAATAGTTTTTACCAATCAACGAAATACTTGTACTTGCTGTATCAATTGTACCATCAATTAAGTCAACAAGTAATGAGCCGTCTGTTTTGTTAAGTTTATACGCCATTATACATTCCCAGTGTAAATAATCCAATTCATTGACATAAATGGATTCAAAATATCCATTGCCTGTCCTGTCGTGCCGCTAACACCGCCACTGCTTGTAGCCGCTTGCCCTGCGTTGTTACCTGTAGGTGCATCATACACAATAGATGACACAGGAGAGTTTGCATCTTTTGCGGCGTCAAGGATAGTGTAAAATTGTGTGCCTTCGATCTGCAAATCATGTTCGTGTTCTGGTAAGTTATCAACACCAATAGTAACTTCTTCGTTACCGCCTGCGTTACCTAGTTCGCTACCTCTAACACCTGTAATTCTATTTGCGGCTGTACCACCCATGTCATCTAGACCAGCAATCATTCTGCCTCGCAAATCAGGTAATGCAAATTTAGCAACACCGTTGTCACTTAATTGTGCTTTTTCTTTATAGATAAATTTAATTACATTGAACAACTTTGTGTAGTCTGCTTGTAATACTTCACTACCGTCACATAGCAACCAATTTGTAGGTGCTGTTGTACCTGCATATGGCATAATTACACCTACAGGATTTGTCGGCACTTTGTCTAATAAATTTTCAACACGCAATCTATACAGCCCTGTAGCACCTTGCACCCTGTTGATTAGGAATTCATCACTGTCCTGTGCTGTGCTAGTAGACGTTTTGTTACTAATAAAACTGTTACTAATCACTGTATTGAACGTTTTTGTGCTACCGCCAACTTGTCCATCAAATGTGAACGCCGGAGCACTTACTTCGCCTGCCATTTGGAACGTAGTTGCACTTGAAATCTTATCTGCACTTGCAGACGTACCGCTAATATTTCCTGTTAAGTTACCAATAAATTGTGCAGTAACTTGTGTAGCATAGATATTCGAATATTTGTTAGACGGCGATCCAATAGTTCTACTATTTGTTACATCAGGAATAATATTACGGGTTTCAGTTGTGCCAATAATATCAACATCGCCGCCGATATTTAAATCTCCTGCAATTCCTGTACCGCCTTTTACAACCAAAGCACCTGTTCCAAAGTTTGTGCTTGCTGTTGTGCCGTCAATGGTGATTGCATCGCTTACTTTGATTTTACCTGTAACATCTAATGCTTCGCTAGGTGCTGTGTTGTTAATACCTACATTTGTTGTACTATCAATACGCATTACAGTTTTTGTAGTGCCTTGATCGTTTACACGAATGTCTAAACTACTGCCACTGGCACCATGTGTAATAATACCAGATTGTCCTTCAACAGTCACAGCAAGTTGACTACCGCTACCAACAACCAACCCGTCGTCGCTGATTACACGCAATTGATGTTCAGTTGTACTAACTTTATCACCACGTAAGAAATCTGCTGCCGCTACAGGATCTGTTTCTCCTGCAACAATAAGGCTTTCTGCTTTTTCTGCTACACCATAATACTTGCCAGCGCCAGCACCTGTAATATCCGCACTACTTAGATTGTATCCTGGTTTAATTGTATCAAACCCGTTGATCTTTGCTCTAGGAGTAAAAGACTTGGTGCTAATAATTGCTACAGGTTTTGCTTCAACTTCAATCTGTAGAACAATATAGTCTACATTGTCATCGCCTCTAATAGTAGTAGTTGTTGCACCTGTGTTTAGTCCACCACTAAAGTCTGGACCTACTAGTGTCCATCCGCTACCTGTGTACAAATATAATTGTTGATTATCTGTATCTACCCAAAGGTCACCTTTGATGCTCGCACTTGCTTGTGGTGCTGTGTCTGCCTTCTTTAGACCACCGGCTGCAATCCATTGTGTGCCATCATAAACTTTTAGTGTTTCGCTACCACTTGTGCTATCCCACCACAGTTGCCCTTCTACAGGATTAGTAGGAGCACTAGGATTACTAAAATTCTCTAGCAACTTTAAAAAGTTTTGATTAAACTCTACACCATAACTGGTTGTGTTTCTACCTACAAGGTTTAAACTTGTTTGTGTATTGATATCGTTATCTTCAACAGTAATACTGCCTTTGTTTACAAAATCTGTAAAATTAATAGTGTAAGCCATCTATTATACTCCTGACAAACTCTGTACTCTAACAGTATAATCAATCTGTACAAGTCTGTTTAAAGATTTTTGTACTGGATGGAAAATAACATGTGTTAGTAAACGTCCTGTACCGGAAGGACTATAACTCTTCAATCCAAGTTCGTCAAATACATACAAGTTTTCAGTATTACTTGCTGTATCAAATGCATCTTGTCCTTCTGGTTCACCGTAGTCTAATAATGCAGTAACAACAATATCTGTATAATTAGTACCGCTGACATGACGTGTTTCGGTTTTATTTCTAATAGGATCAGTATTTGCTGTACTTCTATCATCTACAACTTTTGTAAATGTTTGATTATACAAACTTGCGTTTGTACCTGTTGAGTTAGGTGTGAGGTATGTAATAATACCAGTCGGGTCAACACTTGTGCCGCCGTTACCAAAACTCATTTCATATATCATACCTTGGCCTTGGTTTGCTAAACTTTCTGCCAACGCAATACTCATGTTTTCATAGTGAATTGCATTTTTCTTGTCCACATATACTTCTTTTGTATACGGATCAAAAATCTTGATGTGTCCTGAAACTGCAACACCTGATTTATCTTTAAGTTGTTCTGTCATGTCATTTCCTGCTGTTACTGTATTTATTTAGGTAACTCCGTTGTATTTTCTTTAAGGAAGTCCGCTATGTCATTTTTTGCATCTGCTAGGCTTGTACCGTCTGTTGTCCATGTTTTACCAGTACGTCTAACAACTACAATCTTTTCTTCTTCTTCTGGTGTTCTGTACAGTGTAAGTGTACTACCATTAAGCGTAAATTCTGCCGCCGCAGTTACATCACCTTCTGGACTATCTTGATCGATAAAGCGTGTTGTAAATGTGCCGTTACTATCTTTAGCATCTACTTGGTATTTGCTAATTGCATTTTTACGCAATCTACGTCCTGCCATAAACACTTCAAATTCATTTACACTACCAGGTGTAAAATCTAATTCAAATACACCTGTTGTACCATCTGGTGTGTATACAGTTGTAATTGTTTCGTCTGTGTACGGAACAGTATTGTGTGGACTTTGATCTTCAATCTCAGTACCGCTGGCAATCAATGTGTTTACTCCTGTACCTAGTGTACCGCGTCTTAGTTGACGTAATGAATTGCCTTGCTTAACAAGATATTCAATACGTTCTCCGTTAATAAACACAACACCTGGTACTCTAGTTTTCTTGTCTGGTGTTGCAAGACCGCTTGCATCTACTAATTCAATTCTGGTGTCATACCAGTTTAGATCCTGTGCAAGTTTATACTTAGATTTATCATCGATACGCTTGTAATGCACCCTATTAAGAATGTCTTTAAAAATTCTGTATCCAAACTTTTGTGTAAGTTTTTCACCGGCAAACTCAATGTATTCAATCTTATCATTTGCACTAATAGGTTTAACAATTTTCAGGTAATCTTTATCTTCTGTAAGATAATAATCAACATTAGGTACAAGCCTGTCACCATTGATAATAACCCAAACATATTGTGAATCTTCTGCTTCTTTACGCAGTTTTACTAATCCGTTTTGCAGATTATAATATTCTGCATAACTTTCTGTGCCTGGCACAAGTGTTCTTCTTGACAAGAAGTTGTACTTTGTACGTTTAATGTCTTGTGCATCGTGATTACTAAATGTGGTTACTTTAATTTCAGCGCCTAATGCTGGTGCTGTATCAAAATATAATTTATCTCTACTTGGCTGGAATCTGCGTGTGCTGTCCTCTCCAATGCCAATGTATCCGAATGCATATTCTCCATCGTTTATTACAAAGATTTCTAATTCATCACCTGAACTACCAATGCCAGATGTCAGTGTAACGCTACCAACATTACTGTTCCATCTGTAGTCTACATTCTTTGTTAAAAGTTCATTGTTTAAATAAACTTCAACTTCAGCATTTTGAATACTGTTAGCATAGAACTGCCAATCGTCTACAAAGTATTCTCTAGCATTTGTCATTACAAATTCTATATTATATCCTGCATCTTTAATGCTGTCGTCTACAGTTACAATAGTGTTTTGTTGCACAGGCAATCCGCCTGTAATAGCACTTTCAAGTGTAAACACTGTTGTACTTCCATCGCCTACAAATGTTTGTGTTGAAGTTGCACTGTATGTTTGACTTGCACTGTAGAAAATACCATAATCTACATGATTGCCGCTCTGCGGCGGTGTATCAAATTCAATACCAAACAATCCTGCATCATCGCCGTAACTTGCATCAGTTTTAAATAATCTTGATGTAATAGGAACACCGTCGATGTTTACAAAGTGTGTAACATTGTCTTGGTAAAATACATTTGTAATAAATGTATTTGTACTACCATCAGCAACAAAGTTATCAATATCAAGGATCTTAGTTGCACTTTCTCCTACAGCAACAATACTTAACACTTGACCTGATGCTGGTGCAGTGGCAAATGTAATAGTTTCGTTTCTATAATCAACTGTATAGTTTGTTACAGTAGAGCCTGCAAGTTTTACAAATACACCTGCATTGTTCATAGGCTTGATGCCAATTTTGTAAGTTACGGTTGTACCATCTGTTGTGTAGAAGTTGCTTGCAATATTACTTGCACCATCGTCTGGTCTGTGAACAACTCTAATATCAACTGTATCTGCAATCTTGCCCGGAACAAGTTCTTCAGGTCCACTTGTTGTCATTGGTGTAATAAAGTTGTCACCGTCTACAATAATCTCTGCCGCATCAATACCTTTTGCATTGCTGTATGTAAGAGCACCACCTGAAAGTTCTGTATCATAACTTGCCGCATCTGGTTTAAAACTACCATCACTTGTAGTTTTTCTAATAATAAACACATCACCGTCTGCACTAGCAATACCTAATGTATCTAGATCTAATTGTGTTTGTCCTGCACCTGTAATACTTTGCATCAGTGCATTTTTATTTGCACCAGGGTTAGCAAGATCAACAAAGTTAGGATCGTCAATACGCACATTGTTTTTGTAAACGTTATATGTAACTCCACTATCAAGTGCATCGTCCCATTCCATAATAATTGTACTACCGTCGAGTGTAATTACAATATCTTCATATGTGTTATCATACAAATCATATGGTTCTACGCCAAAGCCTTGTGCTTCAAATCCTGCTGTTGCACTGAAGTCAAAACTCTTAACCTCTACACCGCCAAAATCGATGCCATCCATAAGTTGCGAAATATCTTTACCTACCATGCCTGCGGTTGGTTTGTAGTAAGTTTCAATTCTATCCTGTGCATTTAGTAATGCTGGTGAAATTTCATAATTCACTGTGATAGCAGATCCTAATTTAGGTGGCTTTGTGAAAACAATTTGTCCTTTTTCTCTAGTGTAGGATTTTGTTTCATCCTGCTTGTTTGAGAAAGTGTATTCACTTCGCAGTTGTTCTACATTGTCAATAATAATTTCTACCTTTGTAGCATTTAAATTCATTGGCCATTTTAAGTTGAACACTTGCTGGCTTCCTGCACCTACAAATGTTTCTGTTTTCTTGACGCTTAAAATATACGGCTCGCCTGAGACTCTGTCAAACTTACTAATTACTTTTGTACCTCTAGCTTTACCATTACCAAGAACTGCTGTTGCCGTTGCTTCAACACCGTCATCTTGTATACTACCATTAATTACTACATCAGGATTGCTTGTATAACCTTTACCTGGATTCGTAACCTCAATATAACTTACCTTGTCGCCATTTAAGAATGCTTTTGCTGTGGCACCTGTTCCGCCGCCGCCTTCTAGTGTTACTATTGGAGGAATACTATATGTGCTGCCTTTTTCACCTACAATAATTTTAGTAATTTCAAAGCCGACGTTATCTTTCCACCATCTGTCAGGATATTCACTACTGCTGTTTGGTAGTGATGTAAGGATATCATTTTTTACAGTTGCATTTGAAGGAACAATAGCACCTTTTGCAAAATCATATCTTGGTGGTAAATCAAAGTCTGTAACACTTGTATTAGTATTTTCAGTCTTTTCATATGCACTTACATACTGTCTAATTTTAGTTTTGAAAGGTTTGACTTCACTAATGTAATCTTGGAAACTGTCAATGTTATCATTTTGGAATGTAACCTTTTGTGTCAATTCACCAACATTATGTTGTGCATTTATGAAACTAGTTTTAAACGCCCAGTCTAGGTTAGGTTGTTCATACATAGCATATCTTACACTACTAATAAACAATTCATTGTAATGATCTTCAAGATTATCTACAAACAGATTATCTCTAATTGTTTCTAAAATAATTCTTGTTTCGCGTACAGGTTGATTATCATAGAAGTTTGTATCGAATGTATCTGTATCAAATCCTGTTCTAGTTAAGTCAGTATCGTACAGTGATTTATTAAACTGTATTGTTGCATTTTGTTTACCTACAACTTTATAATTTACAGTATAATCTTCATTTTGGTCATTGTTAATTTTTTCTAGCAACAACCAACCGCCTGATCCGATACTACTTATTTTTACAGTGTCACCGATATTATTATCTAGTCCAGACAATTGATAACTAAAGTCAATCAAATCGTCAACTTCTGTAAATTGATTATATCCATAAGCGTACCAATCTACGTAATCCCAGTGTAATCTAGTATCATAACGCTGACTTACTTTTCTATTAAACTTCCTACCATTGTATTCATATGTACTCCATTTGTTTGATACATTTGAATCACTTTCTATTAAGACAGTAAATGGTCTTACATCAATAGTAGTTGTGCTATCATAACCTTCACCCGGATCTACAATATTTACTGACGTAATTTTACCAATTTCGTCAATAGTAGTTTCAAGAATTGCTCCTGTTCCGATGCCTGTTACAGTTACCGATGGTCCCAATCTATTTCTAGATGTTACTCCAGACACATAACTTGGATCTTCATATCCACGTCCTGCGTCAGTAATTGTTACACTTTGTATCTTGCCGTCTTTGATAGTTGGAGTAAGTGTTGCTGTCTTTCTATTTGCTACACCAACATATTGTAAGTCTATATAAGTATCAATCTTCTTATCATAGGAGCGTCCTGTCATTAACGGAAGAGGATCATTTTCTTCAAGCCGACTAATATCAAATTCGTCAACAATAATATTTTGCTTCAGTACAATATTTGTACGTTCAATAATTTGCTTTAATGCTTCAGTTTTATTAATAAACATACTTTGTCTTGGACGGTTCTGTATACCGTATTTGGCTTTTGCACTCAAAACAGGATCTGGAACAGTCCTACGCTTTTCATCATAACCTATTAAACTGTCAAACCATTTACGTTCAATATCTCTACTCGGACGGCTTGTACCTACTCCTTGTGTAATAATATTGTATTCATTGTGAATGTTTTGTTCATGATTGTCTTGAGTATAATAGCGTAAATTTAGAGCAACTTCTTTATCGTTCATTACGTCTGCACAATTGAACAATGCATATCTATCCTTAGCCATTAGTGCAACAAACTTGTAGCCTGTGCCAGCAGGATTTGCAATTAACTCCTTAACATCAAATGCACTAATTCTTCTTGATTCTAAATTAGGAACTGTACGCTTGTTAGCAACCCAATAAAAATACTTCGTACGGCTTATTCCGCCAACAGCATCCCATACTAGTCTTTGCGAATATACATTATCATCATATTTTGTAACGCCGCTAATGCTTCTACTCAAGCCTTCGTTTGTATCTGCTAATTCATTCCACTCACTTGGTAGTAAATCACTCATTACCCATTCATAAACTTGTACAGTAGTGCTTGGGAATACTTCACCCCAGTAGTTTGTTTGGTAAACTATATCATTCATTTGGTAATTGTAGAACTTAGTTGCACTAATATCCCACCATAAACTACCTGCATACTTTTCGCCCCAAGAATTTTCTTCGTCTACAACTACATTTGAGTCACCAATGCTATATGTCGCAGGATCATAATATGTTTTATAACTTAATTCTGCTTCAGCAGGACCTGCAATTTTGCCTTGTACAGGATCAATGTAGTCTAAGTCTTCAACAAGAGTATTTGTTTTTGTATTGTACAAAAATACATTCTTAATATTATTAATATCTACTTGGTCAATTGGTGTTCTGTGTTGTGTCCAAATTTTAGATCCAATGCCTTTTCTAAAGTCAATGACCTGTCCTTGATAGGTTGTTTCGTCTGTTGCTCTAGGCATTGTTGTATAAACATGGTTTCCTTTTACAAGTAGGTTTTTACCAAAGAATCTGCTGTCTGGATCTTCATATAAAAATTCCTGGGCGTAAATTAAACTGTTATTGATACGTTCATAAATGTAAACTGCGCCACTATCTGACTGCACTGTTTTAAACTTAGTAAATTCATTATCAAATACAGTTTGTAAGCCTTCGTTGCTTGTAGTATCTAATACGTTTTTAGCATAAATCTTTGCTGGTGTTGTTTCAGTAAAATCAGCAAGAGTAAAAGTACCTGGATTATAATTTGTATCTTTATCTGCTACATATGTTTTACCATTGTAGTACACAAATGTTCCTACAGGAATAAAGTAGTTGTCGTAGACTACATTGCGCACAGCACTTACAAATTTAGATGCATCAAAGTTTCCGTTTGGAAAATTAGTTCGATCACGTACACCATGTGTAATTACTTCACTCCATGAACTGTAGTCAAATGCACTTGTGCTGTCATTTCTAATTGCATTAGGAGTATATACCTTTCCTTGGTATATAACCTTATCTCCTATACTGTAATCGCCACCTTGTTCCCAAACAGGCCAGTTTGTAGAATATGTGTTATCTATAACTTGTTTTACTATACCGTTATGGATAACTTTTTGACCTTGATCAAGTGGAACAAGAACATCAATTGTATCATTATTTTCTCTAACTCCTGCCTTTTCAGCAATCGCATCAAGATCAATTACATCTTCTTGTCCTTTTACTAAGCCTGCATCTAGGCTACGTAAATCAAGTCCTTTGTCATCTCTTACATACGGCTGTGTGTCTAATAGAGATGTGTGTATATCGTATGTTGTAGCGACACTAATATCACCTTGTAAACTATTAATAGCAAGCGAATCTCCATCAAATTCTAAATCTGCACCAAAGTTTTCATTTTGTTCGCCGCTTGGACTGTCAAGTATTTGTGTGTTACTAAATGTACCGTTACTTAATTTATAAATGTAAACGCGGCCCTGATTTTCTTTTAATGCATCATTATAAGGTTCACCGATTGCAATTAAATTACCATCTGCAGAAATACTAACACTATCGCCAAAACCTGTATAACTTCCTGTTGATAGATCAACATACGGTGCTACAATATTTTGAGATAGTATATATTGTCCTTCTGGTAAACGTCTATAAACATTTACAACACGTTCACCTGTACTGTCGTTACCTTGTATTTTAGTGCTTGTAACAAGAACACTACCGTCGGGTGTGCAGTCAAAGTTTGTTGCAAATTCTCTAATACCATGTTCAGGATCGAAGAATGTTTCTCCGTCTAGTTCATTTACACCTAAGTTTGGCACTTTTCCAGTGTGTGCTATACCAACGTCAACTGTATCCCAATCGTCTGCAATAAAAGCACTACCACTTGCAATGTTACGCTTTGCTTGATACAAGTCATTTAGGTAATCAACGATTTCGCCTTGTTTATAGAAGGTAGTGCTACTAAATGTTCCTCTATAATTTTCATTGACATCCAATTGCCATTCGAATGTATTCGCACCCTCTTTGCCGTGTTTGATAAAATGAATGCTTCCTGGTAATGATCCAGTACCATCGCCTTTGCTTTTTACTAACAAATTGTAACGTAAATTATCTTTACTCCAAATAATTTCGTCACCTAATTTAGCATTTGCTGTACGTTCCGGGACAGTGAATGCATTACTAAATGCATATTGTCCTGTACTACCTATGTTGTAAATAGAGAACATACCTTCGTTAGTAAATCCACTACCTACTGCGGCTGTAGAATCAGTAATAGGTAAGTTCTTAACAATTTCCCAATCTCTATTGTTAGAAGCAGGAATATTTGGATCTCTTGGCAGACCGGTTAATGTAGTTTGGTCATAAATCCAATATTCGAAATTTGTAAGTTCTGTTGTTACATCTACGCCAAAGTTTTGTGCTTCCTGTAGAACAACAATTTTACCAATACGTGTGCCTGCAATACTACTTGCTTTAATAGTACCCATAACACGGTCAACTGCTCTGTCTCTTACAATAAAATTGCCATCATTATAGTCACTACCTGCACTAAATGTTCCAATAACATTTTTTACATAAATTCTTACATCATTGAAGATACGCTTATAGAAAACAATTTCGGCTCTTGCACCTGTTACTGCGTCTGTCACAAAGTCGCCTACAATAGGTTCAAAAGGCTCGCCTGTTACAACATTGAAATTATCAAATTCAAAGTCAATGTATCCGTCCCAAATGTCGTATACGGTGTGTTGTTTGTTAATAAGTGCTGTACTAAATGTACTGTCGGTAAAATCAGTATTGCCACTTACATCATCTACTACCATGTAAAACTGATCGCCAGTGTTTAGTGTGTTACTAAATGTTGCAGGCACACGCACTGTCCAAAGATCGCTTGCTTGCAGTACAAAAGGTCCTCCGGCAGGATCACCTTCATAAGACAGTGTTTCCATAAACGCCGCTTGATCATTTTTGTTCAATGCTCTACTTGCGAGATTAGCGGCAACCCTGCCTGCTTCCTTAGTGTCTGTGATGTTGTAATAATAGTTAGGATTTGTCCTACCACTTGATACAGTTAACAAGTCTTGGTATACAAGTCCATGTCCAGGATCAATAAACACATTACTACTATCTGCACTTGTAAAATAGTAAGGTGTATCAATAAACCAATATCCGCCTAATGTGTTTGTAGCATCTTGATAATCTTCAATGTAATCGCCAATACGTAATGTTCCAACAAAGAGTGAACCGCTATTTGCAAACGTACCGTTTACATCACTTACATATACAACTAGATTTGTTAAATCATTTGATACGTATACAATTTCACCGCTTGCTACGTCACTACTGATGGTTTCTCCTACAGAAGGAATATTTACAAAATCTTCCACATATAAAACATTATCTACTTTTTTCTGAATAGTATGTGTTCCGGTTATGAAGTTACCATCAATAACCGAAAACTCGCCATCAAAAGGTTGTACATCTACTGTATCACCTTGCGTATTCACGTAACTATAATTGTTCCATTTGAGAACAATTTTATCATTTACAGCACTACCTTCGTATGCTCTCAAAGGTGCCCGCACAAGCATATGGTTTACATATCGGCTATTTAATTTGTAATCAGCAGTTTGTAGTAAATTTAGTAGGCTACTATCACTATCGCTTACTATTCCTAAGTAACTATCAAAACTACCAAAACTTACAGCGTTTGTACTAGGATCAATATTTTGAATTGCTTTCCAAAGATTTGGACCATACTTAACAATACTTGCTTTAGTATATGCTGTAGTTTGTACAAATTCACCTTTATAGAAACTGCGTGTATTTGATGCTTGTGGACTACCCACTGCAAGATACTTGCCATCTGGACTAACTGCTACACTTTCACCGAACTGTTGACTTGTAGACAATGTGCTACCGTCATATGCATCGCATAGATCTTCTTTCGGTTGTAATTTTTGTGTAAGTTGCCAATTGTTACTGTCACTGGCTCTTTTATAAATGTGTACTTCACCGTTACCTTTAAATGGTAAGCCAACTGCCATCACAGTGTTACTATCGTTAACACTTAAACTGTGTCCATAGCCGTGATACGTGCTGTCTAATTCGACATCACTTCTTACTATTTGCTGTTGTGCATATCTGGAATTACGCTTGTATACTGCCCATTTGCCCGTGTCATCGTCGTCAAGCCAAATTAATTCGCCTTCTTTTAAATTTGCAGTAACATTGTTATTTGCAGAAGCAATAGTTGCTTCTCTGTTGCTTGTAAAGATGCTGATTGATCCAGTTGGGTTAGCAACATCGTAGTTGTTCCAATCATCTGACGTTTCTTCAAATTCAAATTTATTTAGATACACCTTTGTAACTTTATAAAAACCGTCTAGTGTAGGATACTCATCTGTAGCCATATTATTGATACCAATAATGTCGTCTTTTGCAAATTCTTTAATAGTACGATTCACAGTTAATGTAACTGTATCACCTGCTTTTGCATAGCTTTCAACTGTTAGCGAAGTATTTTCGTGTTGTAAAACATCCCATGATTGATTTTCAGTTGCTACCCAAATATATGCATCTTTGTTTATTTCTGCAATATCAAATTCTAAAATTCCGTCTTTGGTTCCTACCGCACGATTTACATCATCACCTGTGACATATCCTGCTGTCTTAATGTATTCATCATTTGTGTATTTTGTAGGAATTTTATTTTTTGCATAATCTTCAGGCGCAAGGAATAATTCATGATCAGCAATACGATAAATCAAATCTGTAGGATCAACTGGTTTTACTTGAACTAATTCTACCGGCTGTGGTTCTAATTTAAATTGTGCTTCATCTAATTGCCATTCAATTTCATCAAAATTATCTGTAGCACCGTATTGACTGTTTTTAATAGCCCATTCTTCGTAGAAATCTACGCTTTCTTTATTTGCGCTTGCTAAACTGTCAAACAATTTATCAATAGCATTACGTGTACCTTTGTCTTGAATAAATCCTTGGTAGAATTTATATTGGCTTACATCGTCTTGTATAATATTGTCCAAATATTGACGTTTTTGATAACCAATCAAATGCTGTGCTAGTTTCTGTTGGCCTGCATCAAAGTTATCACTATCTAAATCATAAAAATCCGTAAATTGATTAATTCTATAATCAAAGTTTGTGTTTAGTGCAGGTGTAGGACGGCTGTCTAATTTTTTTTTTTTTTTTGGATTAAATTTGGCACTTCCTGAAATATTGTTTGTTGCGGTGTAGTAAAATTCTTTGTATTTTACAATATCGCCAATTACGTAATCTTTAAAAGATTGCCATTCTACTACTTCTGCATTATCAAAAATAAAGCCTTTGATATTTAAACTACCGTTCCAATCTGTGCTTATATAACCTAGTGCTTTTATTCTGTCTTGTTTATAACCTGTAGTAGGTTCATAGATTATATCTCCAAATACACTAGTATTGTCAAACAATACCACATGTTCATTTTGTATTAAAGGCAGATCAATATGATAAACACCGTCTGCACTTTCGTTAATATCTATTTCAAATCCGTTGCCGTCTCTATTAATTCTAGTAAAATTATAATCTAGAGGTCTACCACTACTATCCTTTACACTGTAATCATAAAATGGATCTAGAATGTCATCCACTACATTAAATTCTTTTGTAAATGATAATTTATTTGCACTAGGACTTACTGAAATCACTGTACCGGCAGCCCAATTCTGTGTTGTCCAAAACATGAACTGTTTTATACTTTGGCGCCAATCTTCAATAATCTGGGATTCTGTATCATAGTAGTCAAATGTAAAACCTTTTTGTTTTAGATATGCATCATAACCAAGCATAAATTCTACTACTTCTTGCATAGTGTCATATACAGTGCCATATGGTATTTGCGTTACTTTATTTTCAAAGTTTTTAATAAGTGATGCTGTTGCTCCGCCGCGGATAGGTAAACTTTTTAATGCCGCAAAGTTGTTGGTATCAAAAGTGTCTGTGCTAACATGTGCTACAGTGGTTCTATAGAACTTGTTTCCAAATCTTACAAATTTATCTTCTGTATATCTTCTGCCTGCTTCCCATTCTACAAATGATTCAGATACTCCACCTACATTAATTTGCGGATCATTTTGCTGTGCGATACCTTTGTAGATATTGAACACAGGATTGTTTAAATCATACCCCCTAACAACATATCCGTATGACTGCTTTTCTACAATTATACCGCTATAATTTACAATTTCAGTTGCAGTGCTTTTGTTTAAAAATACCTTATAGTTTTCTACAGGTAGAAACACATTACCTTTATTAAGCGGTGTTCTACTGTCAAGTATAAATCTTAATTTATTAACATCAGTAAATGCACTTAGTTTTAAACCAATCTGTGTTTTAAGTGTAGTAAGTTCTTGTTTATACTGTTCTACAGTAATTTCACTGTTGTCAATAACATAATTTACAATATAGTTTACTAACCCGCTAGTATATGTTCTTGTTTCATCAGTAATAGTATTTGTAAATATTAAATTTTGCACGGTAATAGGATTACCGTGATTGTAAATCGTCTGGCCACTTAAATTAGTTGAAATCTTACTAATGTCCCATCCTAGTCCCATCATCTTAGATGGCTGATTTAGAAGCCATGCTTTAATAATACTAAATGCGTAATCACTGGATTTCCTCCATGCATATTCTGCAGGAGAACTATCACCAAAAACAAATCCTAATTTAGCAAACTGTTGTACAAAATCCTTAGCGTAATTAGATTGCAAAGGACTACGTAAATTGCCTTCGTCATCTACCGGAATATGATTAACTAATCCTTTTCTTGCAAAACGTTTATCAATAATTTCTGCTTTACCAGGTTCTGCTATTTTTCCTTGCTCAATGTCTTCCCATAAAATTAAGTTATTTTTTGTATAAGGTGCAGGTCCATATTTTTTATTCCACCAAGTAGGCTTAATTGAAAATCCTAGCATTTCCCATGGGTGAGTATGTGGACGGTCTGTGTCATATGCCTCTTTGTATACTTCTCTCCAAAACCCTGCTAGTTTTTCACCGTTAGGTCCTGTCATTCTTGAATAATTAAAAGTAAAACTATTTGTTTCCGAATAAGACGAATTAGTAGTGTAATCAACAGTCCCTAAACTCTCACTCCATTTTACAAAATCATTGACTAAAACTTTGTCGATTTGTGCTTTTGTAAATCTAGTATCTCTATACTTGCTTGGAATAAAATCATGTATATCAAGGAAGTTAGTAGATTGTTGTTTAATATTATTGAAAATACGTTTTTCTAATTCAAGAATTAAATCATCCCTGTAATCTTCAAATGCAATTATCTTACTACCGTCATGGCCTTGGATTACTGTCTGTTCGGTTATGTAGGAATTGTCAACATACTTTTCAGGTACAAATTTGGGATACAATCCTAGTTTTGACGGAGTAGGGGGAATATAATTTCCGTCTGTGCTTTCGTATTCAAAAATTTCTATTTTGTCGCCGTCAGTCTTTGTTGCTGTAATTACAGCAAATCCGTCATTGTTAAATGTATAATCTCTGCCATATACTAATTGATTACCGTTTTGGTAGATAGTAATTGCTTTGTTTGACAGTTTTGCGATGTCAAACACTTCACTTAAACTAAAAAATGTATTTTCTGTATCATATACTGTAAATTCTAATTTTTTAGCGCCACTATACGGAACCATATCACTAAAATAGAAAGGACGTTGTTTTGAATAGTCCTTGAATATTTCAGACAAAATTTTATCAACATGTACTTTAACTGGGCCATCAAAGCCTAGTGTTTCTGCTACACGCAAAAATTCTTTTTTGAATGATCTATATTCTTTCTGTGCAAACTCTATTGCTTTAATAACATTTGCATTTTTGTTAGTAATATGATACAAAGGTAGACTAATTGGACCACTATGCTGTAAAAAGTTTTTACCGTAGGGTGTAATGTCTCCTAAATTATCTAAGTTACTTGAACCAGGATAAGTGCCATTAAAATCTTCTAAATCCTCAATCATACTAAACACATGATCTGTAACATTTCCTAAAGTAAAAGTGTTTAGATCTTCGTTGCCTGTATTACGTGCTAAGTTGTTTGGAAATTCATAATATCCATTAGCATTTTTTGTTTTGGCACTTTTCGTCTTTACAGTTACTACATCACCTCTGCTTAAATTAGAAGTGAACTTTACAAATGCTTGATTGTCCTGACGCAGAATACTGTAATCAAATCTGTGTTTGTTGTTTACAAAGACACTTACATTTAGATCTGTTAATTGACTGGCGTTATCGTACACATCAATTTCTACGCTATCTTTAGGATCATCAATCTCATACTGTCTTACAACTTTTTGCGTCGACATAGTTGATGCTTTTTTCCAGCCATTAGTGTAATCAAAGTTAGTTCTATCTTTGTATTTTCTTAGGAATCCATTTTTTGCTTCTACAGTGTTTACTTCGGTTGTGACCTGGTAGGTAAATGTGTCTGAAACTAAATCAAAATTGAATTCAATGTCACCTACGTTTTCGATAGCACGATATGATAAGGCAAATCCTAGTTCAGAATCAGTAGTGCCAGTACCGCGTTTATATGTAAAAATTTTAGTGCCAGAAAAAGTACTTGCTTCATACATACTGTCATCTGCATACCAAGTACCATTTTTATCATACATATCAAATAAAGGTTCTTGATTTACCTTTGTCTTAACTTGTCCTAATTTCCAACCAGTGTCACTAAAATAGTAGTTTTTACCAGCATTTGATGTACCTTGTTTAATTAGAACAACATCATTAATTTGAGGTTGTACAACATCTTCTATAAGTGCAATCTGTTTAACATCACTATTGTGTTCAATAAATTTTACTGTGTAAATTTTGTCATTAGCACGTATATCTGTATCGCCTATAACAAGAATGCGCATACCGTCTGTAACAGATACACCATCGATAATATAACCATTGCTTCCTTCAATGTCTGAAAAAATATCAGCAGTAATAGTATCTACAACATCAATGTCTACAGTATTAGAATATGTTCCAAAATTCCAAAGTTTTAATCCTGCTGTAAATTCTAGAATAGGACGCTTTGCTCTCTGCGACTCATCAATGTCAGGAATATTTTTGTTTAATTCGGCAGTTTTTTCAATAACATTTTTATGAAACCATTTGTTGTTTCTTGACCAAGGATTTCTGTCAGGAGAACATCTGTTAATAGTAATATAATCTTTTTCTGCAGGATAACTTGCCGCGTTGCCAAAAGGTAATTCGTCAAACTCTTGAGCGTCAAATAATACAGGCACATCGTCAGAGTATGAATTATTAATTACAAGGTCTGTGGTTTTGATTAATTCTATTTTCTCGCCAACACCTTCAACATACCATGTTCCTTCAGCATATTTTTCCGGAGTTACGTCACCTACAAAATTAAGTTTCATTCCGTTTTGTAGTTTCCATCCTGCAACAGTTGTGTATTGTTCTTTACCTACAATCTCGTTATCAACGTCAATTGCTGTTGCTTCGTCAACATCGCTAATACGGATAATGCCGCCGTGATCAATATTGTTGCTATCTACATAAAACAAACGATTAGGTGCATCTAAAGGAACTGTGAATGTAAAAGTACCTTCTTCGCTAATTTGATTTGAACTTAATCCAGAATCTTCATATAATGTGTTTGCATCTAATGATCTTGCTGTTCGGATACTAAAAACCATATCAGGTGTACTGATGTTGAATGTATACGTTTGTCCTCTGTATAATTCTATAGTTCTGTTACGTTCTAAATTACCATTGAAGACAAATGCAGGTGTTTCACCATCACTAACACTAACAACATTCCAAGTGCTTTCAATATTCCTACCATTGCCTGCAACATTAATGCTGTCTGGTCCGTTTGGTAGCCAATAGTATTCTCTATAATTTACAAGTTTATCCCAGTCTACATTTGGATTCCAAGCATAATATTCTGAACTGTTTAATCTATCATGGTTATCTACTGTACCGCCAAAGTTACGTATTTGATTAACATAGTCATTGTAATCCTTGTAAAAAGTTACGTTATCTAATAAGTCTTTACTTACAACCGCAGGCTCTAATTGATAATTTTCTCTATCTGTAGAAATAGCAGGAATATAATTATCGCTAACTCTATAACTTGCTGTAGTTTTGCGACCGTAATATCCATTAACCTTTTCTACAACACCAGGCTGTAATACTTGGTCTAATGTAGCATCTAAAAAGTTTGCATTTTTAGGTGTTCTAAAATATTTAGGCAGTAAATCTTTTGTTTTACGGTTTCTTTTACCGCCTGCTGGCAATGCGCCTTCTGATTGATTATTTTCAAAAGCCATTAGTAGTTAAAACCTCCGCCTGTCTGCGTTGAACTGTTAAGTGTTGTACTTTGAATTCCTGCACTTGCAGTTGCACTTGAACTTACAATTTTGCCTGTGCTTTTTAATTGGCTTGCTGTAAGTGCATCAATAATTTCTACATCTTGCACAGTTGCAGATGTAATAAAGATTTCGTCCGCTTCTGAACGTATTTCAAATAAACTTCCAAACGAAGCGTTATCTGATTTAGGAACAATAACAATATTAACAATATCAGGAGTCAAGTCATTCATAATATGTGTTGCAAGTTCACTAAAGTAAAAACTTTCACCAAATTCCCAATTCTCAAGTGCAAAGAATTGGTTTATGCTATCAATTACTCTTGTCTTAATATCATTATCGTTGACAACAATCTCAGGATTCTTTACAATTTTAAATGATGCTTGCAATGCATCCTCTGCTTTACTTCCAAACAATGGTTTGTATTTTACCGGATGATAAATTACTTCGTCACTGATTGATTTAATTTTGTTTAATTCGCTACCATAGTTGTAATATAACTGATCTGAACTAGGTGGTAATGGTTTATTTACTATGTCACCTGCTAACCACTGTCTATAACTATTATCATAATTTCTTGTTAATAGATACATATCCATAATATTTGTTGCACTAGGATCTATACGTTGGTTAGAATCTGCATTATGAACATAATGGAACTTCAATTTATTACGTCCTGTAAATCCAAGATAATCGTCAACAATAGCAACATTCTTTTTATCATTGCTTAATTTGTAAAATAAATTTGTATCTTGGATGTAAAAAATTTGTCCTGCATCATAAGCACTGTATGCACCTATGCTACCTAATGTAGATTTTACTTGGATATTTACTGTGCTTTGATCTACGTATTTGTAGTCTTCTACACCGTCTGTGTTTGTATACTTTTGAAGGAATACAATTTTGTCAGCAGTGTTTGTGTTTTCGTCTACAATATCATCAAAACTTTGAGGATTATCAACAACTCCGTCGTCATCTAAATCAAAGAATCCTACTTCAACTTTCTTACTGTTGACATAGCCTTCTGCGTCTCTATATTCTTTAATAATTTCCCAATTATATCCAATAGTAAAAGGACTTGTAGAATCAGGTTTATTATTAATGTTTAAAACTTCAATTTTGTCTTTGACAACTTTACCAGTTTTGTTGTCGTAGATTTTATCACTACTATCATAGTAGAATTTAATCTCTTTGTCACTTTCAAATACATAACGCAATGCTCTATATGTAATTGTATATTTTTGGCCGTCAGTTTTAAAATATAATAACCAACTTGCATCTAAATTTTGATTACTTACATCGCCTGTTTTACCTTGGCTAAATTTACTAACTGTATCAATATTTTGATTTGTAACTAAACGCCATTCTCTAGTATCAACATCATATCTTAAACCAAAAGCATTTGTTGCAAATGCTTGATCTACAATCTGTGTTTTTACACTGTCCGTAATTACGTTTGCAAGTTTAGGACGCAATTCTTGTAATAATGCTTCGCTTGGAATAATGTCATTTAGCACTACAGGGCCTAAGCCGTTATCTGCAACAGTTGTACCGTCGCCACTAACGCTAATTACCTTTGTCCAAATATAAGAGGAAGCAAACGGATGATTGACAGGTCCTGCCATAAGTTTATTTTTATCATTTGTCATAAAATGATATCCTGTAGGAGCAACAAACTTTAAAAGTGTTCCTGGTTCAATAAACTTAAGGTTATTTGCTGTAAAAACACCTGTCTTAAATTTTGTACCGTCGCTGTTAGTAAAGTAACCTGTGCTTCTATTTGTATCGCTTGTAGAACTTACCCATTCTGCTCCAATGTCGCTACCAAATATTTTGCTAAATTTTGATAGGTAGAAGTTAGCAATTTTTCTGTCTCTAATAATAGGTTCAATAACATTTGTAATTGCACTTTCGATATCGGTTTGTGTTACAAACGTAAAACTATCTCTAAGCGTATATTCTTGTTTATATATAATACCGTCATTACCAAACAAATTAGTAGCACTGTATTTTCCAGTTGCATCAGTAAGATCAAAGTATCTAGAAATACCACTTGCTATTCTGTTAACTGTTTTTGCTTTTACAATTTCTTGACTTACACCTAATGGTGCAACATTGTAATCTTCTGCAGTGACCATTCTATTTTGAGTGTAATATGTTGCAGGTGCATTTGTCTTAATACTGTCGTTAGATTCAGATACACTACTGTTACTGACAGTATATTTTAGGCTACATGTAAGTCGTAAACTTTCAGGTACACCAGTTTTACTTAGGTAAGGTATTTCAATCAAAACGTTTTGCATATCTGCTGGCTTAACAACAAATGCTTGGTTAGCACTTGTTCTATACACAGCCTTAAATCGTCCTTGTGGTAAATTACCAAACACGCCGTCACTAAACACAAAACTAATTCTATCTTGTACCCTAGTTGTAACAGCGTACAAATTTCTAATATTTTTTGTTAGGCTATTATAAATTACATTGTTGCCTTCAACACTATCAACCTTAGTCCAATACTCTACTTCTTGTCCTTGATTATTCAGTTTAAATAACCATACGTCCTTGTCATTGATATTTGTAGCATCAATGTCAACAACTTGATTAGTACTAGGATTTGTAACACTGAATTGTCCGCTGTCTAAAGACCCTTGCTTAAACTGTACAAAAAATCCAGTGTTTGTGCTTCCTGCGCCTTGTCCGTCATTCCTGTATAGTGTTGCAAAACTATTACCAACAACTGGGATTTCTTCAATAATGTTACTATCATCTAAGTCACTGCTAACCACTTCAAATGGTAATGAAGTGCCTTGAACATTTTTTGTGTAACTGTAAATTGGAATGTCTGTGTTAATAGCATTAAATCTATATTGCTGTGTTTTTACACCGTTTACTGTGGCATCCTTTACAGGACTACCAAAAGTACCATTGCTAGGTAATGCGGCGTTCATAATTTTAATATATTGTTCATACCAGTATGCATTACTCGGATCGTTCCAAGTTACTTTTTGCCCTGAAAGATTGAAATTGTTGCTGTCAAAAATATCTTCTGTGGTTTGTACACTATCAATTTTTAGCAAACCTTGCGCTGCCTGATTACGTGTAGGATTGTATGACAACAATCGTGCTAAACGTAATACGCTTTCTCTACGTTCAGCAAGTTCAAGGAAGTTTTCACGTGCATTTAAATCAATACGGAATGACAGGTTTTGACCTAGGAATGCAATTAGGTCAATTAGTGCAAGATATTCACTTGATTCAATGTAATCGTTAAAGTCCTCAGGATAATTTTCTCTGAGGTAATTGATCATTGTACGTCTTAGGTTATCAAAGTCATAACTTTGAAACTCTGCGTTACGGTAACTTTGGTAAACACGCTTCCAGTCTTCAGCAACTAAAAGCCTATTTTGTCTATCTGTAGATGACATTGCACATTCCTTAATTGTTACATGTATTTATTACAAATAGAAAAGTGCGTATTTAATTTTATGCAGTTAGGGCGGCGTTTTGATCAAAGTCTAAACGCATTTTTTCCGATATGTTGTAGGGCAAATATGTTAAATCAAGTTCTATTTGAATGCCGCTTTCATAAGTGTCTACAGTGACATTGTTAACTTGTACTCTAGGATCATAGTTAACAATCGCAGTCACGTTTTCTGCAATAGCACCTTTTAGATCTTCAGTAAAAGGTTCAAATAGTGCATCCCAAATAATTGTACCAAACTCAGGATTTTCTAATTTTTCACCTTGCCTAATATGAAAATGATTAAGTAGATCTTGTTTGATAAGTGCAAGATCATAAAGAGTACCTGATTTATTATCAGGGTTAACTGTGCTAAGTCCCCTGTATGCTTTGCTAGGAACTACAGGAGAGTTATTAATTTGTGACTCAACTGTTATCCTTTTGTATAATTGTTTTTCTAGTGTACTCATAATAATATTTAACCTATTTTTACAAAGGATGCACTTCCTGTAATACTACCTGCATCACAACCATCACCTTTTCTTGCTACTAATTGTCCTGCAATTTTTACACCACTGCTTGAACCTGTAATAGGAGCAACATGAGGTGCGCAAGGAGGATCAGGGGGGAAGGGATGACTTACAGTCAAATCACCTTTTCTACAAACAAGTTTACCTTCTATCTTAACGAAAGATTGACTTGGCGAATCAAGTGTCGTGGTTGCGGCACACCCGTGTCCTGTTGCAACAGCATCTCCTTGTCTTGCTACTAATGGCATTATACTGTGCTGTCCTCTCTTTGTGCAGTGGCTGGTGCAGTGCCGTCTATGGGTACATCGTACTCTTCAGGTAACGCCCAATTACGTCTAATACTTTTTACATATTGACTTTTGCTTTCAAATTTGTAGTTTGAGACTTTAGCATCATTGCCTTGATTGCCTCCTAATACTTTAATTATACCATTACTTGTAATTTCTTGAACAAACCCTATGTGACCGCCTGCTCTGGTTTTACTTTTAAAGATTACCACATCCCACTTCCGGATGTTTTTTGAATCTCGCCAATCTACTTCAGCACCCCATTTAAACCATCCTTGACTGCTCATAGTAGGTGTACCACTTCCTAACGGAATTCCTGCTGTATAAAGTGCCCAACTTACAAATGCCGCACACCATGCATATGCCATATTACTACTGTCTCTGTCATAACTATTACCGCAAACTTTATAACATTCTAATATACGGGGATTACCAGGATACCCCTTTTCTTTCCAGTCCTGAGCGAGAACATTTTTTAACACAGCATCTAATTTTTTCCAACCTGGGTTTTGCGGTACATTGCCAGGAGTTATGTTTGTATCTAAAGGAGGTAGATTAGAATCATTTGCTCCAATAAATGATCTACCACCCAGAGTGCCTGTTGCAGGATAGTCGCCTTCTAAATCCAAATAATCATATCTATTGGATTCTAAAACATCGTTCCAGCCTCCATTGTCAACAATTTCTAAAGGACTTACTACTGGACTATCTGGTATTACAATTTGACACATGTTCTACTCCTTATACACCTTGGATCCAGGCAGGATCATAATTGCCGCTTGGTAATAATTTGGCTTGTAAGAATCCTTGATCTTTTGGATATCCTAATTCATATCCTCTTGCGGTTCCTGCGATAGCATATCTAAAGTTTCCTAAAATACCTTTGCCAAAGTCTTTGTAACGGTCTTTCAAATATGCGGCTGTAACTTTTACACTTGCTTCTAAGTCATTTAATAAAATTGTAGGATCGTCGATGATTGTTACACCAAAAGGATTATATGCACTAATTAAACTTTCATCAATTAATCCTGCTTTTCTTCCATAACGCTCATAATTGGCTTTGCCTGTTAATTGTATTAAACCACGTCCAATAAACTTTTTGCCGTCTCCAGCAGTAGTATTCCCCATGTTTCTGCCCAGTCTATGTTGATTACCGTAAACATATTCAAAAAAGTCTAATTTATTTGCTTTGAGGCTTGTAAGAGCAGAATCACTTAGTGACTTTGTACTGCTAAAGATACTACGGATACGCTCATTAGACGTTCCGCCATATCCTTTTTCTTCAGATAATTTTAATCCTGATTCTGTTTCCGCAGTTGCAATAGCCGCATACACTTCTGCTTCGCTAAATCCTACTGCAAATAATTCTTTTGCAAATGCTCTTGATATTTCAAGTTTGGATCTTCTTACAGTATCGCTATCTTCTGGTACATCTGCAGGGCCAATCGGATCAAAGCCTTTAGAACTTTCGCCAACTACGCCTTCATTATTGAAACTGTTAGGTTGAGATCCTGGTGATGTTACTGAGCCGCCTGGACCTCTAGCAAACGTATCAGGTGTGCTAGGTGGATAGGTTTCAGGTTGTTGATTACCTGCACGAATATTTTCTGTGCTGTATTTCACAGGATCATAATTTTCATGTTCGAACCAAGGTTCTGCCATTGGAATACGTGATGTTTCTAAGGCTAATTCAGGAGGCGTTGGGTCAACAATGACAGGCACTGGCGGAATTCCTGCTTCAGCAGGTTCTTGAGGCGCACTAGGTACAGATCCTTGAATGTCGATGTCATTACCGTCGGAGTATATAATCATATTACTGCCTGCGTGAATACTTGATGTTGCGTCTGTGCGCAATGTCATAGAACCTACACTCTTAGCGTGGAAAATATTTCCACTTTCAATTTTTGTTGCCAGCGTACTTTTCTGCGATATCTCTGCTTCTGCGAATACTTTGATATTGCCGAGTGTTTTCAAATCATAATCGCCGTCAGTGGTAATCTTTACATACTCGCCACCTTCAATACCTACGCCTACAGGACTACCTATTCCAAGATTATTTCCTGCCATAATACTTTGTTCTTCAGCGGCTACAATACTGCCATTGTTTTGAGCATACAAAACCAAATTTGCATTACTGTTTATACTACTATCTTTACCACTGTTTACACTAAACTGACTGCCTGCTGTAATATTTGTACTATCTACAGAACTTGTTCTTATCTTAGTGCTAACAATATTAACATCTTCGCCTGCTGTTAAGTTAATATCCCTATCAGCAGTAAAGTTTATGTCTGCACCACTGTGAACACTAATACTATCTTGAGCATAAATGTCAATTTTTCCGTTGGATGTCATTTCTATCCAACTTGTACCTCTACTGTTACCAATGTAAATCAAGTCTTCAGTATTATGTAATAAAATTTGATGGCCTGTTCTAGTGCGGAATCTTAATAATTCATTGTGAGGTAATGTAGGATCACCACCAGTTTCCCCTGCTTCAAGATTGATATATTCCATAGGTGTTTCCCATGGTTTACCTTTGCGCAAGAATTTATCATCGCCGTCGTCCATTACAAAAGAAGAGCCGCCTAGTCTACTTTTATACCAATTAATTTTATTTCCTCTTGGTCCTATATCTGCTTTAGGTGCACCATCGCGCTTATCTAAAGGACCTGGAGTACTCCATCCAAACACAGCACTAGGCAGTTCTCGTCTTGCGCTCGAGGATGTAATTCCCCTAACTTCATCTTCAATTAATCCTCTACGAATGTAACCTTGTAAAAGATCAAGATGAGCCGGTTTAGGATAAGTTGTAGGCTCGTTTGTGTCGCCCTTTGTTGTTAACTTATTGTATTCTGCGGCAGGAGCCTTTTTATTAAAATCTTTGACAGTATTAGTTGCGGCAAGTCCAGGCACCATAAAGTTCATGTATTCATCTTGGATACATCCTATCCAATAACATGCACTGCTGTTACCTTCTGCAAAAATTACAAGTACTTTTGTTCCAACATCAGGTGGTACTGCCCAAAATCCAGAACTTTGCTGAGATGCTCTATAACCTTCATTTTTACTACTGCCGCTTACAGGAGTAACATTATAAAAAGGACTAAGATATTTTGCTTCGTACAACTGACCTGTAGTTTCGGGTTGGTTACCAGATGCAGTTTGTTTGAGAAGTTCCACTTGCAATCTTCCCATGTACTGACTATCTAAAACATTTACAACTATTGCTTCAAACGGACCTGCATTTTGTGTCCGCATCTTGTCTCTGACTGTGCCAAACTTTTTTCTAATATCAGGTATCATTCTAGAAAGGTCCTCTCAAGTTACTGTTGAGATTTTTTAATTTGTTTGCGGCTTCTGTAGCGGCTTGTTCAACAGCATTAGGTATTTGTGCTTTTACTCTACTTAACGAATTCAAGTTATTAGTAGCCGCTGATCCGAGAGCACCTAAAACTTTATCTCCGTCTAATCCTAACCCTTCTAATGTTCCTTTTAATTTGTTATCGATGGTGCTTGTTGCATCAATTAATGTACTTGCAGATCCAATCATCGATCTAAAATCTGTACCAATTTTATATAAGTTTCCTGCGTCTAGTGCGGCTTGTGCTCCTGTAAATGATTTTGCAATCCTATCAAATGCGGCTAATGCAGGTTGGCTTAAATTAGCACGTTGCGCTTGTACGACAGCATTTAGAGATTCAAACCCAGGTAGCAATTCTTGAACTTCTTTTAGATAAACTTCGTAGTTTTCTGTTGTTCCAGTAAGAATTGCCGCTTCTGACAATTGATTTTTTAAAGTAGTTGCTCTTTCATTGACTGCATTTCTTGCATTTTCTACAGCAACCAATGCACCTACATTAGAACTAGATGTTGTTTCTTGTTGATTAATCATTCTAACAAGTGTAAGTTCTTGAGTAAATTGATTATCTATTATTTTATGCCGAACTTGTGGCACAAAATATAAACCACTAAATTGATCAACTGTAATTAATTCCTCAGGAAAAATATAATCCCCTCTATCAGTATCAATATCAATAGGCGTTCTAAATAATATATTCACATACACTTGTCCATTGTTTGCATTCATATGTCCATCAGCGGTCATGTTAGTATATGATGTATCCTCGGCATGATAATTTCCTACACCACTGTCACTAATATAAAAAGGATCACCCATAATTTCCATGTCGACCATAACCATATCAACATTAGAACGCATAAGTCGTTCATTAAATTGCCTTGCTACGCTAATGCGGGCATTGTCTAAACCTGCAGATTGATCTCCTGTAGGAGTGTCAATAGTCTCTGCTGTACCTCCGGGCGTTTCACCCTGGGGGTCACTTAAATTTGGTTTTGCTAATGTCAAAGGCACTTCGTCATAACCGCCTGTCCTTTGGTTAGCCATTCCTTGCCCTTGGTTAGCACTACTGCTTCCTCGATCCGCTGCCACAGGTCTTAGGAAAGCATAATTGTATTCTATGTTAAAATTAAGTATATCTTTATTCTTACCAGTGTAAATATAATTGTACTGCTTGGCAGCATCTCTCTTCATTGCAGATGTGCCTATACTAATTTGATTTGATCCTGAAAATACACTGTGATGAACTTTATATGGTACTACACGATATACATAAAGAGAAGGATAGTTGCCGCTTCTGCGATGTTCTTCATGATCAGGAACAATAAACACATCAGTTTCAACTCTATACCAAGTAATCATACCTTGCGGATCTCTTAGTTCCTGTAATTGTTGTGCTAACGATCTACCATAAATGCTTGTGATTACAACTTCTTCAATAATCTCTTGAATACGTGTTCCTGATTTAAATTTAAAAACTCTAATATCGTCACTGATCTGTAAATTTTTATCAGTCCTATTAAAGATAGCATATTTTTCCTTAAATTCTGCTGTTTCTTGTGCCCTAGCAGAGGCATTAGGATCTACATTCACTGCCCTTAATGCGGCATCTTGGTATATAGGAGGATTCATAGGTTGAACCCCTGCTTCTACAGGATCTTCAATGATAGCAGATTGACCAATTAAATTGTTGCTATAATTACTTGCCGCATATTTTTTCCACATACCTTCAATTTGACTGTTACTTACTTTGTTTGACAGTGTACTAAAATATTCGTTAAATGTTATAGGAACTTCTGCTTCTTGGCTACCTACAACACTCTGAAATGCCGCTAGGACTTCTGCATTGGCTTCACCTACCGGAACAGTTGCACGACTTTCTGACAAATTAGACATACCAAATTCATCATACCCAGAATTGGCACTGCTAGTATCATTAGGGAAAATTATTATGTATTGATTAGGCGTAGTAATTTGATCTTTTTGTGCAAATTCATTAAGTCTTGCATTCATAACTTCTGTCAAACTTTCTGCGCCAGTCTGTAAAATTTCTTTTACAGTTCTACCTTTAATAGCGATATCAGTTTTAATACCTTGCACACTATCAGTTAGTGCTTGCTCATTCCAAGCAATGGCTTCCATCTTGTAGTTTGTTCCGCCCTCGTTAACACTAAAATCACCTTTAGTAAGTTTTACAGGTAACAGTCTTTTTGCATATGGTACATTGGCTTCTACTCCGTCAACGTTCCACCCCTTAAAGTCAATCTGGAAACAAAACGGTGCTTGAGTGTAATCATCATAACCACTAGTATATGCAGCCATTTGTAGTGCTTGCCAAAATAATCCCATACTATATGGCTCTTGCACTGTAAAGTCAAATTTTAAAGCATTAGTAGTTGTCGTTCCGGGATTAGGTGCAAGCAAACTTTCAAACTCAAGTTCTGTAATAAAAAATTCTACGTCAGCACCTAGTGCTTGTTCAATACGTGTTCTTACTTTTTTACCTGAAGCAGTGCCACCACTACGCAAAACAATATTACTAAATCCATTGCGTCTAAATGTATTAATAGGATCATTAATTTCTTCATATGTTAAACATGCCAATGTAATAATTGCATTATGACTTGCATATGGTTCTAATTCGTTAGGCCACGGTGGCGCACTTTTACCAGGAACTAACGTACCTGCTTTTGTTGTGAAACTAATTGGTCCTGGTTTTGCAGGAAGATTTGTTTTAAATACGCCAGGATCTAAAGTTGCAAACTGGCTGGTTAGATCGCCAATATTTAAACCAGATACTTTGCCTAAGGCATTTTCAATATTTGCAATGCCAGTTTCTGCCTTAAAATCGTTTAGTGTTTTTTCTAAGCCTGCTTTAATATCTACACCTATACTAGGAATTTGTGCTGTAATAGCATCAAACTTTTTTGTAATTTTCGATGTAAGTGCTTTGAAACTCATATTAAATTCCTAGCATTTCTTTCAGTGCAGGTCCTTTAGGCAAATAAATTTTTGTACCTGCTTCAATATCGAACACAGGATCTTTTATTACATCCATGTTGCGCTGTGCAAACACCCACCACAGTTTAGAATTACCGTACAAGTCGTAGGCTAATAAATCAGGACGGTGAGTATATTGTGGTTCAATTTCGTACAATACATCGTCTGCCTCTTCAGGTACTGGTCTAATTTGTAAAGTTCCTAAATATTGCCCATTTACAAATTTTGTATTTTTCCAAGGACTTGTATTACTATAATTTGCTGGCATTAGATAAATCCATTCTTACTAATCAATTTACCATTTACAAAATCATTAAGATTAAATTGTTCAGTTTGTGTTCTGCTATAGATAGGTTGTACAGTTACAGCAATCAAACTTTGTGATGGTACCCAAGTTCCTGGATTACTTTCGCCTGTAGGCTCGCCATCTCCAGAAACTGTAGTTTTAAAATAGTCAACATCTTGCGGCATGTCAATATTAAAACTTGTAATTACACATGGAACATTTTTAAATACGTATTCTCCGTAACCATTAAGTTTTACAATTACAGGTGGATTTCCTGAATTAATTCCATTATCACCGTAAAACATTTTAGTGGCTGTACGCAAGAATGTAACCGCGGCTACCCAATATTCTGCATCTTCGTTAGTTTCAGTGAAAAAGTCTCCTGAAATAGTAATAGCATCCACACTACTATTTTGATAGTTGTAAAAAGGATAATTAGTATGTACAGGTTGCATTGCTGAATAACTTGCACTATGTGAAAAGATTACACTAGGTGTATATGGAAAAATCATTCTATCACCAGTAATACTTAAAGGTGCTAACAGTGGAGATTGTAAGTCTCGTATAACCGGAGGAACACTTAGACTTACACGCCAATCATTGCTTGCTCTAGAGTCAGCAATAATTGCTTCGGTGTTAGTTTTAAAACGAGGTACACCGTCTTGAGGTAAGTTTCTGCTTCGGATACTTCGCATAAATCCTTTAGTTTCGCCGTTACCAAACGGTACTATTGATTTTGCTTTTTCTCTAATTTCATTTTGAATTGCTCCGCGCACATCGCGAAACAAACCATTTGCAATATCTTTAAACATAGATTGTCTCCTGCTACATTATTTAGTTGACTTTATTAACTACGTATATTATAATGTGTACATTACTTGGAGCAAAAATGAGAAAAACAAACTATCTAAACAACAAAGACATACTAAAAGAGATTCACAAATCTAAGTCTAAATTTTGCAGTTTTGTAGAGGAAGACTACAATCAATACGACATCATTCTTCCTAACGTTGAAAAAATCAACATTAGAACTATTGCAGAAGCAAAACGCAACAAAGCAAAACGCCTTGGACAATTAGACTTCGAAACACGTAAAGCAAACGGTGAAAAAATCAAACAAGCCGAATGCGAAGTTGACTATAGAAAAATTACCAAAGAAGAACTTATTTTTAGGGTAATGACTTTTGATCATATTCCAGATGATCCTACACGCAAAAAGAATCCTAAGACAATAGCAGATACAAAAGTAAAACTAAACTTTCCTCCCTTTGTACACTACAAATTTAATGATGATGGCGAACTCGAAATAGTTGGAAAAAGTCATTGGATCGGTGGTATGGAGAATGGTTACTTTTCAAAAGACCATGGACAAGCAACAAATAAACTTGCTATGATGTGGATGAAACTGTGTGATAGATATGCAACACGCGGCAACGTTCGCGGTTACACCTACAACGATGAAATGCGTGGACAGGCTATCTTGCAGTTAGCACAGATTGGTTTGCAGTTTGACGAAAGCAAATCTAACAATCCGTTTGCTTATTATACTGCGGCTGTTACAAACTCGTTTGTACGTGTAATCAACATTGAAAAGAAAAATCAGAACATTCGAGATGATATTCTTGAAATGAACAATATGAATCCTAGTTACACTAGACAACACGCAGGTGAATGGGAAGCATCGCAAAAAAGACAGCAAGAACTTAACCAAAAGTCTTGACTTTATTGGATTTTTTGTCTATACTAAGATAAAATACGAGAGGACTCTACATTGTTTAAGAAAGCGGCTGTCTTTACCGATATTCACTTTGGTATGAAAGGCAACTCAAAAGTACACAACGAAGATTGTGAACGTTTTATTGACTGGTATATTGAACAAGCACAAGCAAATGGATGCGAAACAGGTATCTTTTGCGGTGATTGGCATCACAACCGTAACAGTCTAAATTTAACAACTATGAATTCTACAATTCGTTGTATGGAAAAATTAGGCGAAGCGTTTGAACAATTTTATTTCTTTGATGGCAACCACGACCTGTACTACAAAGACAGACGTGATGTGAATAGTACAGCATTTGGCAAGTACATTCCTGGAATTACATTTGTTGATGAAATTACAACTGTTGATGATGTTACACTTGTACCGTGGCTTATAGGCGAAGAATGGAAGAAAATTAGTAAGATTAAATCCAAGTATATGTTTGGTCATTTTGAACTTCCTAGTTTCTATATGAATGCTATGGTACAGATGCCAGATCACGGCGAACTAAAGGCTTCCCACTTTGAACATCAAGAATATGTGTTTAGCGGACACTTCCACAAGCGGCAAAAGCAAGGCAAAGTGCATTATTTAGGTAATGCGTTTCCACACAACTATGCAGATGCATGGGATGACGATCGCGGCATGATGATTCTTGACAGAGAGAACGATGCAGAACCTGTGTATCTTAATTGGGATGACTGTCCTAAGTATCGTACAACTACATTAAGCAAACTGCTTGATCCAGATTCAAATATTATCAAACCTAACATGTATTTGCGTGTTACACTTGACTTGCCTATTTCTTATGAAGAAGCACAGTTTATCAA